TCAATAGGGGGTGGTATCTCTTGTCCCACATACTAGGTGGTTAGTAACGATATCAAAAAGGTTGGGCTTGTACCTAATCGATGGTGGAAAGGGTACCCCTTGTAGCATTAGACTTTGTAACATTAAGCATTAAGCCATATGAAGAGATACGGAGGAATGTTAAAACGGTATAAGAAAAAAAGTAATACAAAAAAAGAATTATTCCATTATTATATAACTCCTATTGTAAGAGTTATTATTTCCTTAATATCTTTTCCTCATAGCTAACAAAATTAATTTCTTCCCCTTCCTTCTACTTAAGAAAAAGAAAATATATAAAAGAAAAAGAAAAACTCCTTCCTTCTCCTTCCTTTAATAAAATAAGGTCTTCTCTCCTTTCCTTTTAATGGTTTTATTTTTAATTGTAAAGTTATGTTACAATATATAATCTAACTACTTGACTTTTTTATAATATCGTAGTATGATATAAATATAAGGAATATATTAATATGATTAAAATGACTTTCACTATCGGAACACAAGATAAAGACAATAAAGATATCTCTTATAATGTAAATGATATAAAAGCGACATTAGCAAGTAAGTTAGATTATGCTACTTTTTCAGACTGTACAGGATGCTATAAATATAATGATGGTACAGTTTGTTTTGAGCCAAGTTTTAAAGTCGATGTTATTTGTTTTGATTTATCATCGTACAAAGATAAATAAAGTATTATTAATACTATTGATGATGTTTGTAAAATATACAATCAAGAAAGTTACTTATTTGAAACACAAACAAATGATAGATACGATGCTACAATAGTATATGTAAAGTAATGTAAACAATTAATTAATATATGTTAGATGAAATAAAACAATGGGTATAATATAAGTATTGTAAAATATAAGGAGTAATTGAAATATGCAACACGATTATTATTTATGGCTATGCTTTACAGATAAAGGAGTTATATATTTCAGTGGTAAACTACCTCTAAAAAATGTGGAATATATATTAAAACTACATCATAAATGTAAAGATTTTGAATGTCATTATGTGAATGAGGAAACAATATTGATTGCCTTGCAATCCTTCTTAGAAGATTGTTTTGGGCTAGAACATACAGGAGTATTATATGAATAGTAGAAAACAAATTAATAAACATTTATCTTCAAATCAAACAGCTTTTAAATTAGCTTGTAAAGCTATAAGATTAAATGGATTAATTAAAGACGGTTTAACAACTTATGATTATGATAAAGAAAGTAATACTTTAAAAGTATCTGACGGGATGACAACTGATATATATAAACCTTATGTAAAAGGTGATGATTTAATATTTCCATTCTATCAGTTAATCGATACTAGATATAATGAAAGTAAATCCAATAATGATGAAGAATATCTAACGGAACATTGGTTATTTAAAGACAAGTAAAGGATAAGTTATGCAAATCGAAACACTAACAGTTAGAGAAAAGCAAATCTATAAGCTACTATTAACAGAGCCATTAAATCAAGATGAGTTATCTGAGATACTACATATCGAACTACCTACACTAAAAACACATTGTCTACATATATATGATAAACTATGCGTAAAGAATAGAATAGAACTATTAATAGAATACATAAATAATAATTGTAAAGTATTGTAAATTATTTAAAAGATAATATTGAGAATAAAATTAACTAGAGTTATAATAGAAATATAGGAGGAATAATTATGAAAGTTAAAGAACTTAGAGAAATTTTAAATGACTATTCAGAAGATACAGAAGTATTTCTTGAAAATTATGAACCATTTATTGCAGTTGAACTTGACGGGGATGTATTTCTAATGACTATCCCAGACGACATAGCTTTTGAATATATGATAAACAATTTAGAGGAGTAAATATGAATATATGTAGTGCAGAATACTTTGGAAGATTAGACCCATTCAGCGAATATCCAGATGTTGAAACAGAATTACAAGATAAACTAAATAATAAAGTTATTAACAAACAAGACTTAATAGACTTTCTAAGTGACGGATACATTAATATAAAACAATTTATAAATGCTGTAAGATATGCAGATGTACTAGAAGAAAAGGAGGATTAATTAAAAATGGGTTACAACAATTATGGAAACAGACAGTACAACAATAACCGAGGTGGTTACAACAATTATGGTGGAGGATATAATCAACAGAACTATAATCAACCTCAACAGCAACAGCAAGAGCCACCATTAAGTCCAGAAGAATTTATTGATGAAAGAATTGCTTTACATCAACTATTTACTAATAGGATTAAAGAACAAGGATTAGACCCTGCTGATTATGCATTCTTTCTCGGTACTTGGATAACAAGTTATGTATTAGAACGTAAAAGAAAGTAATTCTAAAAGGTGTGAGGTACCTCTATGATTAAGAGAGGGAATGGGGAAGAAAACCGAGCTGGCGGTATATAAAATAGATTGAAATAAATCTACCAGCATTCTTTTCTTTTAATAATAAGGAGATATAACTAATGAATATAGAAGTACAGTATAGAGATAACAATATAGAAGCTATAATGAGTAATGAATATAAACTATTAGTAGTATCAATGGAGGGTTTATCTCTATTAACTAGTCTAGTAGATAATGATAAAGAAGCAACAATCTTAGATATAGATAATAAAAGAAAGAAAATATTTATAAGGGAATGTATAAGAAAAATAGCTAGTGAATTACTTAAAGTAAATAAGGAATAAATTATTATGTACGCTTCAATAGATATCCCATTACATTTATTTAATAGATTAAGATTTGATAAAGCTAGTATGAGATTATATGGACAACTATTAAATGAATTTAATCACGCATTCTTAGATGATAATTTATTGATAGGTTCTATATCTATTAATACTTATAAAGAAGATTGCAAGTATTATGGATATAAAAGTAAATCAGGATTTTGGAAAGCATTAAATAAACTAAAGACTATGGGATTAATAGGGATAGTTAATAAAAAAATATACTTCCCTCATCTTAAAATAAATTATAGGTAACTATGAGTTATAAAGATTTATATAATAAAATGAACATAATTAAAAATAAAACAAGTAAACATAGAAGATATAACAAAAGACAAAATAACTTATAATAAATATTTTAAAAATCTAGACAAAGCAAAAGAATGGGTTAAAGATATGGAGAGAAAGTTATATGGGTTACAAAGAACTGTACACTAAGATGAGTGTTGTGCACGAACTATTAGTTAATAGATATATGTTGAGTGTATTACTAACTAATGTATTTAATCTAATAGAAATACTCCAAGCTAATAATAAAGCTACTAAAAGTTTATTAGATATAGATACTAAAAAGAAATTAGATAAAGATATTAAACTAATAGATAAGATAGACTTTAATAACTTCTCTATAACAAATAAACAATATCAAGCCTTACTTAATACTTATGATGCAGAGATAGTATCAAATGCTTGTGTTATATTAGATAAGTATATCCAAGTATCAGGAAAGAAATTAAAACATCCTTATAAAAGATTAAAAGAATGGGCTATTAACTTAGCTATGAAAGAGAGATTATCGGATTATAATAGTACAATATGTCAAGCTGTAACTAATATAGACTACCACGATATAAATACAAAAGAAAATGCTCTTAAATATATTCAAGGTACTCCAATGTATCTAAGAAATATAGATGAGGGATGTAAATATCTAAAAGAAAAGTTTAATTTATGATTATTAATCAAGGCTCAAATGAATATCATCATTTAAAAGTAAATGAAATAATAGATAACTCTGAACAAGATAAACCTTATCTTATTATTAAAGCTAATGGTAAGACTATGATGAGGGATAGTAATTGTAAATCAGGATATAAAATAAACCCCTATTCAATAAGAGTTTATGTTCGTGGTATGTTAATGTACTATGTACTATCAGAGATAGATGTTAATGATTTAATCTTTGTAATAGGTAGAACATCTACTTATAAAGTAAACAAATTCTATAACCCTAGAACCCTTGAAGCAGAAGCTATTTATAAGGAAGACTGGATTAAGTATTATAATAATTATGGAAACGTAAATCCTAAAGATTTGGAGGATATGTTATAGATGAAAACAATTTATAGATTAATAATGATAGGGTTATTACTAACACTTCCCACTTATGGAGCTACATTAAAAGACTTAGAAGGTATAGTTAATCTAGCTAGACCAGTATGCAATGAACATAAAGTTATATGTACCTTTAGGGTAATAGAATTTCCTAAACCTCTTGCTTATACTAGATATAATAATATTACACTATCAAATAAAACAGTAGAGATATTAACGGAAGATGAATTAAGAAGCGTTGTATTCCACGAAGTAGCTCACGCTGTATTAAGACACAGTAATCTAGGGCAACAATATATAGCTTCTATGTATTCTAAAAAAGGTGGACAGCCTACAGAGCAAGAGATTAAAACTTATAGACATAAGGTTGAACTAGAAGCTGATAGATATAGTACAATTCTTTTATGCCAATATGGCTATACTACTAAACTACCAGAAGCTCTAGCTAAATTATCAACAAAGGAATATAGTGAAGAAAGTTTAACTCATCCAAGTGATAGAGATAGGATTAATAATATCAGAAACCTACAAAGGATTTTAAAATAATGCCAAGAAAGAAAGACCAATTAAAATTTAATATTCCTAAGCTAACTAATAAAGAAGTATTGATTGCTTATGTATCTACATTAAATGATAAGCAAGCTAAAGAAGCATATCAGATACTACTAGAAAGATTTGATATTCATAGAGCTAGGGTTATTAAGTTTAATAGGAATGGTGTCCAAGATACTAATGGTAAAGTACGCTTAACGCAAAATGAATATAACAAAATAATAACCGAAAAGGGAGAGCTTTACTTTCATTCTGCAGTTGAAATACTATATGACTATATAGTCTATCTTGAAGAACGTTCTCAAAGTGAAAGCACATTAAGACCAAGACTAAGGGAGTATAATAGAATATCTCATTACTATAAACTAACTAAAGGTTGGGTAGCAGAAAAATATCAAAAAGAATATGGGGCTACTCACAGCAATTATAACAAGACTTTATCTGTATGGGATATAAATACATTAGAAGAAGCACAAAGATATTATAACGAGCTTCCTAGTGAGCTTAGAATTAATAATCCAGAGATAGATTATTTAGTAACTAAATTCCCTAGTTTAATTTTATAGGAGTAATTATTATGGATATATTAGTAAGTTTAATATTAGGATTTACTTTAGGATTTATGTTTTGCTCTTTAATCTTATGGGCGATAGGAGATGATAATGAAATATAATTTTCATATAGAATATATTTTCTTTATATTATTTATATCTTTTATTATATCAAGTATATACTATATAGAAAAACAAGTAACAGATATTAATAATATACAATGTCATGGCGTATATTATTATGAGGAAAGATAATGGATTTAACAGAATTATATAATGAGGATGCTGAACAATCTATCTTAGGAATAATGATAGTTGATAATCATAAGGCTTCGTCTATATCTTATCTATTAGATGTTAGCGATTTCTTTACCGAGGGTAATAGACTACTGTTTAGTTCTATTGTTGAATTGGTTAGTAAAGATAAACCTGCTGATATCGTTAGTGTAAGTGAGAAACTTAAGTTTGAAAACCATCTAGAGGAAGTTGGAGGAAGAGATTATATCAACCTCCTAGCTTCCAATGTTATAATAACAGCTAACTATAAACAACTTTGTAAGATTATTATAAAGTATTCCAAGAAAAGAAAGTTAATATATTTATTAGATAAAACTAAAGAGCAATTAGAAAAGGGTGAAGATATTGATAATGCTATTGAGCATATTAAAACACAATCAGAACTCTTAATGCTTAACAAGACTGATAATAATTTAACCAGTATTCTCACAGGCGTTACCGAAGTAATGGATGAGATAGATACTGTACTAAGTTCTGAAACTAAAACCTTTGGTTTATCTACAGGATTTAAAAAGATAGATAATGTTTTATCTGGTTTATGTAAATCAAAACTCTATATCTTAGGAGCTAGATGTAGAGTAGGTAAATCAGCTTTAGCTCAACAGATAGCAGAGAATATAGCAGTTAATCATAATGTACTATTCCATTCATTAGAAATGAAATCTGCACAATATACTAAACGCAGTGTATTTAGATTAACAGGATTAAATAATGATATCCTAACTAATGGTGGAGTAACAGCAGAAGATGCTATGACTAGAGTAGCACAAGCTAGTGAACAACTATCTAAGTTAAACTTATTTATAGATGATAGTAGCGAATGTAACTTGACTTCTATAGAAAAGAATATCAATAAAATGATAGATAAAAAAGGAAGTTGTGATTTAGTTGTAGTAGATTATTTACAATTAATGGGAAGTAATAATAAGAAGGTTCATGATAGATTTGAAATTGTATCTAATAATAGCAGAGGTATGAAAAGATTAGCTAATAAATATAACGTACCTATTCTTTGTTTATGTCAATTATCTAGACAGTTAGAACAAAGACAAGATAAAAGACCAATACTATCAGACCTTAGAGATAGTGGTGATATAGAACAAGATGCTGATGTAGTTATGTTCTTATACCGAGATGAACTATATACTACTAACCCTATGAGTAGGGGAAAAGCAGAACTAATAATAGCTAAGAATAGAGAAGGAACTTGTCGTATGATACCAATGTTATTTAATGGTAGTAAAACTCAATTCTTAGAAGGGAGTAATTAATGAGGAGATGTAAATATTTTTATACAGAAGGATGGACACATCCATCTAGTCCACCTGAAATTATACAGATTGTTAAATGTTCACGATATACATTAGATTTTTATCCACTAAATTGCGAAAAAGGTTTATCGAAGTGTTACACTCCAGTAGAAATAGACCCCTATTGGAAAGATATAATAGATGAAACTAATAGGAGATTGTATAAGAAGAAATAGTATGAAAGGTCGGAATAAGTACTAAGACGTTGGGAAAAAATTCCTTATAACCGAGTAAGAAAGTAGAGTGGATAAGGGATGAAATGTGTGTCGACGGACAAGAACAAAGTAGTCCCCCAACTATGATTAAGAAAGAACAAATAAATAGGAGTATATATGAATAAAGGTGATAAGTTATATACTAAAGATAAATCTTATTGGTATCTTATAGAAAGAATTAAAGATGATAAAGCATTCTGTAAAACTTCAACAGGATATTTTATGTGGATTAAACTTAAAGACTTGGAGAGATTAAATGAAAAATAAATTTGTAGTTATATCTGATATACATTTTCCTTATCAAGATGATAAAGCTATTAAAGCAGCGCTTGATTTTATTAAAACAAATCCAGTTGATACAATAATTCTTAACGGAGATATCTTAGATTTCTATGATGTAAGTTCTTTTGATAAAGACCCTGATAGAATTAATAGCCTACAGAAAGAGATAGATATGGCTCAAAAGTTCTTTAAGAAACTTAGAACTATTAAACCAGATGCAAGAATAGTATTCATTAAAGGAAATCATTGCTTAGATAAAAGAACTGATATATTAACAACTGATGGATGGATTAATGTTAAGGATATTGTTGAGCAGCGTAAGAAAGTTACTTTATTGAATTATGATATACAAAAAGATTGTATAGTTACTGACACTATTCAAGACTATATTAAATCATACCAAAAAGAGATGATTGAAATAGAAACTAGAATGAGTAAACAAGTAGTATCTGATAAACATCAAGTCTTATTAGGAGATGAAAAAGTATTAGCTAAAGATATATATAATGAGCAAACAAAACATCTTTCTCATTTAATAAGACCTTGTTCAAATACTCTAATCCCATACAGGGGTAAACTCTCTGTCAATGAAGTCCGATTATTAACTTGGGTTGTAACAGATGGATGTATTGTGAGTTATAGTGATAGGAAAAAGAGAATACAATTCAAATTAAGTAAGCCTAGAAAAATAGAAGCACTCAAGGAATTACTTGAAGAGATGAATATTAAATACACATTCAGGCTTTGTAAAAAATCTGGTGTTAATAAATTGCAACCCTATTATATTAGAATTTATGGAGAGGATGCAAGAGTAATATTTAATCTATTAAATGGTAAGAAACAATTTCCACAAGAATTTAAAAACCTAACAGGCGAACATTTTGAAGCATTTATTAATACTATTGTAATGACTGATGGTTCTAAAAAAGAACAAAGGAATTATTTTTATAGTGTAAATGATAATGACTTAGATATTCTTCAAGAAGTCTGCATTAAAAATGGTTATGCAACCAAAATTAAGGTAGAAACTAGAAGTAGTTTTAATACTAAAAACAGAACTAAAACTCTAATGTTTCAAACTAATTACAAATATGGAAGACAACAACAATCAATAAAGAAGATTAGTTATAACGATTACAGTTATTGTCTGAGTACAAAAAACGGAACATTAATAACTAGGATAGATGGGAAGGTGGCTATAACTGGTAATTGTGCAAGGCTTGAACGTTATCTTAAAAAACATCCAGAGTTATATAGCCTTGATGCTTTAAAGTTACCAAACCTTTTAGGATTAGATAAATTTAATATCGAATACTCTGATAAAGGTATTAAACTAGGGAGTCTCAAGATTATCCACGGAGATATAGTAAGGAAATATTCTGGATATTCGGCAAGAGCAGAGATGGAAAAACACGATTGTTCAGGTATCTCAGGCCACGTCCACAGGTTGGCGATTTATTATAAAAGAACACCGACAAGGGATTTAATGTGGGCAGAAAGTGGATGCTTGTGTAATTTAAATCCAGAATATATAGATAGTCCTTCTTGGAACCAAGGCTTTTTATATGGATATGTAGAGAAGGATAGCTTTGCAATTTTACCAATTCCTATAGTTAATGGTAAAATTAAATGTGTATTATTGGAGGATTAAATGCTCGATAGAATACAAGCACAAGGGATAGCAAAGAAAGCTAATATGGATAATGTAATGGCAGCCATAGAACACGCTTGCTATCAAGGTAAAGATTATATAGAATATTTAATACCTTTTCAGGAAAATGTTGAAGAACTTAAACATTTATACTTTACCTTAACACAAATAGAAGGGGATAAATACGAGATAGCTTGGGGAGGATATTAGATATGTATAAGATAGTAAGTCCTTTAAAGATTAGATTAAGTATAGATAGAAAAGGTAAAGAAAGATTTTTTATTCTTAATCTTAATAACTATCGCAATACTTATTTTAGAACTTTAAATGTAGCAAAGATTAAATATAAGCAAGCTATCGTAGACCAGATACAAGATAAACCTAGATACGAAAAGATAGCTATACTATATAAAGTATTTAAAGGTGATAACAGAAGATTTGATATAGGCAATGTTCTATCTATCCATCAGAAATTCTTTGAAGATGCTCTTACTGAATGTGGTAAGATACCAGATGATAAGAGTTCTATACTTCCTCTAGTAGTTCAAATGAATGGTGAGGTTAATATAGATAATCCTAGAGTAGATATATATATATTTAATCTCTTAGATAAAAAGGATAGGTTAGATTTAGAACATAAACTTAATGAGGTATTAAACAATTGATATACTTATTTCTATTTCTATTAATATTATTAATACCTATAATAAGGAGTTGGTAAATGATTAACTATTTAATTATTGATATTGAAAGCTATATATATAAATCATTACCTCATTGTGAGAAATTAATACAAGATAAAACTAATCCTAAGATATTCTATCAAGGATATGATATATCTCTAGCTGAAAAATATATAGATGATAATATAGATAGACTTTGTAATACTTTAAATACTAAACAGTTTGAGCTTGTAGTAGGTGATGTAAAGAATTTCAGGAAGATATTATTCCCTCAATACAAAGCAAACAGAAAACCTAAACCAGAAATATATCAATATGTATTCAACCTTATTAGAGATAAATATGGATTTGCTAGCTTACCTTATTTAGAAGGTGATGATACTTGTAGGATTATATTTGAAGATAAAAATTATAAACCAGAATATCAAAAGGTTATAGTATCTATAGATAAAGATTTCTATTCTGTACCTTGCAACTTCTTTAGAGATTTGAATAATAATGATATAATAGAAAAGGTAGGAGAGAATGATGCTGAACAACATCTATACTATCAAGTATTAGTAGGTGATGCAGCAGATAACTATAAAGGTATTCCTAACTTTGGAGATAAGAAGTATCAAGAATTAATAGATAGTAAGGGAGGTTGTTTATCTAGTCAAGATGTTATAAATCTATTCCACGATTATGGTTTAACAGATGAAGATGTTAATTATAATCTTAGATGTGCTACAATAGTAAATCAAATAGAGTATAATAAGATACTCAAAGAAATGAAAGAGGTCGATAAATGGAAATAGATTATCTAGTAATAGAAGATATGTTATATACAACTCTTATTAGGAGTTATGTACTAGAATTCTCTGGTCCAGGAGCAGAAGATATTAAAGAAGATTGTAGAAAACAATTGGAGGATGAGAAAGAATAATGAATAATGTAAATGATATGGTTAAAGAACTAATGAATAAAGATAAAAAGACTTTATCTTATATGGTAGTTGGAGCACTACATAAACTAGAGATAGCTAAGAGAACTCTAAGAACTATGTTACAAGACTATGAGTTCGAAGAAGAAGATACTAAACTATTTAGAGCAGCATTACAGGAGGTAGAAAAATAATGGATAGAATAGAAGATAAAGTATTAGCTAGTGCTTTAGAAGCTAAGAAACTTAGAAGAACTAAATCAATGTATGAGAGGGATTGTACATGTCCTCATCAATGTAAAATGTGTTTAGAATATATAGAAGAACCATCATTTATATTTAAACTCAAACCAGAGTTTGTTACTGATTATAAAACTCCATACTTATTTATTTGTTCAGATTGTTTTGATGAGTTACCTAATGATTAAACCTAAAATATATAAAGGGTATAATTTATTTAATCTATATAACTATTTCTACTCTATGATAATGTTTAGTCCTAGATATAGATTTGTAAATAATACTCTCCTTAAAAAATATGTAGCTTATTTATATGTTAAACAATTAAGGAAGGAATAAATAAATGTGTGAATGTAATTTTAATGTAGGACCAGATGCTCCAATAGTAGAGAATAAATTAGGAGGCAAACAATCTAAAGCAATAGGAGCATTCCATTTAATAGACCCTGTATTTATGCATGGTATCTTTGATGATAAGTATTGGCAAATAGCTAATCCAGTTATTAGTTATATGGATGGAGAAATTGATAAAGATGATATGGTTAGTCAACTTATATGGGATAAGGAAGATGATGAAAAAAGAGATATCGTCTTAATGATAGCTAGGACTATGGAGTATGGTATAGGTAGATACAAATTAAATAACTGGAGATTAATACCAGAGGAAGAACATTTAAACCACGCTCTAATCCATTTATTTATGGCTGAAATAGGCAATACAGACGATGACCATATAGCACATTTCTATACAAGGATAATGATGGCATATGCAACTAAACCATCTAAGGAATTTGAAAGAGGATATAAGACTTTACCGTTATGCGAGGATTAACAACGATAGTATTTATAGAAGGAATAAGTATCGGTTTATTCATAGGATTAGGAATAGGGATAACGATAGGAGGTTTATTATGGTAAGAATAACAAATTGGTTAGATAAGGAGTATGATATAACAGTAAGTAGTGGAGAACCTTCTAAGTATATAGAACTATTACTAACAGATTTAAACTATAGAAGGAAATGGGTACTTAAAGAAAATAAATACATTATCCTAGATAAAGAACCTATAGATAAAAATAAATATGATTTAATCTATACAGTAAAGAAAAAAGATAACGAAGATGTAGATGAATTTAAGTTCATTATATTCTTAGTTAAACAAGCTATAGATTATATTAATAATTTAGAATTAGTTTATAATAGTAGTAAGGAGGATTAATGACTGATAAAGTTGTAGACTTATCTGTTAGTATTAAAAGAGAGATACCAGTATCACAAGGTTTCTGGTATGACCTAGGTGAAGGTAATGAAGAAAAGTTCTTAAATCTTATAGATGATAAAGATACTAGAGATTATTTTAAATTAGCTATTATGAATTTAAGATTATTAGAAAATAGAATAATTAATTTAGTAGATTGGTTTTAATATAAGGAGGATTAATATGTTAGACATACCGAGTTTAGTAGATGATATTATGAGAATGAAATGTTTAGCAGCCGTAATGCAAGAACCAGATGGTAAATCTGTTACTATCTCTGTTGTAAGTACATTAACAAAACGTAATGTAGTTCTCAAAGGAGTTAGTAAAGATAAATCAAATGAGGAAGTCTTACAAGAGATTTTCAAAAGATTAAAGATTTTCAAAAGATTAAAATAGTTAATTACAAAAATACCCGCAAGGAAATTAATCCAAGCGGGTTTTCTTTTGCGTAAACTTACGCCAATTATAAATAATTTATACTTAATAGTTATTATATTATACTATTTATATTATATTATTAAATTAAGTACAATATATTATCTAAATATATAGCTACACATTGTTTGAACACAGATAACAAAGACTGCTAATCCTCCAAGAACTCTGTTCTTAAACTTCTTTAAATCATCTATATCCCTTCTCATAGCTTTAATTTCTGTTAATATCTCATCAATTTTTTCTTTAGTAACTTTATCCATTTCTTCATCTTTCTTTTTATTAAATATATAAATATTAAATTTAAGATAGCTAGAATTAATTTTAAGCTAGGTTAAATATCTTTTATATATAAATTATCCTATTAAAAATTAACTCTTGTTAAAACGTATTCTAGTAGCCTTAGAATTAATTTAGCTTAGAATAGTACCAATTAATTTTATTTCTTAAATAATCTCCACATTCTTTAATACCTTCTGCTCCTGGACTAGGAATATAGTTTATATCTATCTTTCCATAAGAGGAAGTCTTCGGATGGGATTGACCGAACTCTGCGTGGGTTATACAATCAGTAGGTTTTAATCCATAGACCTTACATATTCTAGCACATTCTTTACATAGAGCTTCTATTTGTTGGGGTTTAGGTTGAGTAGTATAATCTTTTCTGCAACATATAGCTATACCTATACGACCAGTATTACCACCACCACAATGTGCAGCATATTTATTATCTGTACAATTAAGATTATCAGATGGTTTATATTTTCCTTGATATACTTTACCATCTCTGTCGATTAAGAAATGATAATGTTGTTTGTCTAATTCACTAGGATAATAATTACCTGCTGTTAAGTCCAGTGAATAACTATTTGTTTAAACACTGTGGCATCACCTCCTTTTCTTTTACCGTACGGTAATATTAAATAATAAAATAATATTATAATTATTCCTTATTAGTAAATTATTCCTCATAATAATTTACTCCATAAATTAACGCAGTTAATTGGATGATGTAACTACTCATCATCATCTTCATTTTCAATATACTCTCTAAAGAAACCAGTACCACCTTCTAGTTCTGGTACTTCATCTTCTTTATTCTTAGTTTGTTCAACGTAATCTACTATAGTATTATAACTATCCATATCCATAATTACATAATTCTTTCTAAAGTAAACCACACATACTCCTAATAAGATAATACTATTTAAAACAACTAATAAATCCATTACATTAATCATATAGCTTCCTCCTACAAAAGTATTATTTGTTTACAAAACTTCATCATAACACTTGACAAATAATTAAAAGTATGTTATAATGGTAATAGAACTCGACAGGAATGAGGGATAAAAAGATAGATACGTTGCTTGCAACCCTACTAATAACGATAGGTTAATCGCTATTCTAATTAAATAAAAGAGAGTTGGTACTACAGGTAGAATATTCTGCGTGTAGATTTTTTTATGACTTTTTAAATCAACTCTAAGGGGAGAACCTTCTCTCTTTCTTTCTTTATATATTTCTTTTCTTTACTCTCTTGGAATAGGGATATAAAAGAATTAAAGAATAGGTTTAATATTATTTTCTTCTAAGTATTTTAACCAATGAATAGGAGTAATACAATGAGATTTAAGTTTTAAATATCTTCTGATTTTAGCACAACAAACAGCTAAGTATTCAGAACATATATAACCCTTACGGTCTTTTTGAGTACCGTTCTTTTTAGTAATACCTACTCTAAGTAAAGCAGCTATATCTCCAATACCATAAGGTTGACCTAATAAATCTTTAAGTCTTTTCTTGTTAAACCTACAAGGATAAACAACTCCGTACTTATCAGTCTTAGGGAATGCTTCTTGGAATATATCATATTGATATGTTCTAACTCCACTAGGAATACCAAACTCATCTTCTGCTTTCATATGGCTTTCGTATATTCTCCAAACTTTATCTTCATATACAAGAGCTAGAACGTGTGATGGTATCTTCTTAGCTTTAGGATAATAGTCTTTAGTAAGTTTTTGAATTAACTTAGATATAGCAGAAGTACCGTATTCTAATACTATATATGTTTTACGTTTATCAAGTTTATCAATATTAATCATAATTAATTTTCTCCAAAAATTAATCCAATTTTAAATAAAATTTATTTTATTGGAAGGATGCAATCCTTATATCCTCATTGTAAATGTTGCCCATATACCAGACCTTCCATAAGGGGAGTATGGACTTATGTTAAAGTCTACTTTCTTATTATCTTTATCTGATATTATTTTCGTAGTTGTACTTGTACTCTCTTGTTTAACTTTCCCAAGCTATCAACTAATCCCTCACTAATAGCTTCTGTAACACCAGCAGGTACATTCTTAACTCCATAATACTCTAGAGCATAGTTAATAGCACCTTCGATTAATTTCTTTTCAGCTTCATCAACTTTCTCACTATCGTCTATTTTATCTAGAACATCTGCTAGTTTATTTTCTAATCCTTCTCTAAATCCATCGGCTTTTCTAAATAACTTCTTAAAGAACTCTATAAACTTATTACTCATTTACTTTATCCTCTCTAACTACTTTATTAATATTACGTTGGATAATAACTATAATACCACCAGATTTTTTAATAACAACTTTTTGATGAGTATTATTATTCTTTTGTTGACGTTGAGCTTTAAGTAATATACCACCAGATTGTTCTACTACTACATCTTGTGTAGCTTCTTCTGCTGCTATAGTTGGTACAGCAAGTAATCCTAATACTATTCCTGATAAAATTATTTTATTCATAATGTAAATTATCTCCTTGTTATTTTGTAAATTATTAATTCTAAAGTAGATTAAAACGTATTTAAGGCGGGTTAAAATACTTTCAAATATATTTTATCCTACTAATATTTAACCCATCTTAAACGGGCTGTGAATAGCCTTAAATTTATTTCTTTTTCTTTTTGTCTTTTTTACAAGCCATTAGTTTCCCCCTTTAATATTCCTATATATTCCAAATGTTAATTTATTTGTGTTTCAGGCTGAAGATGTTCTAAATTATTCCAAGCAGTAACAAAATTTGCGTAAAATTGCATAAATTCCTCTTTTGTCATAGCTTTATTTTTAAATTGATTAGCAATAAGCCATTCTTCTGTGCATTGTTCATCCTGATTAAAATCAGGTTTAGTATAAAAAATTAAATAATCAGCTGGGAAAGAATTTAACACCAAGACTGCATTAAAAGCAGTATTAATGCTTTCAATAGCTGAACTGTATCCTCTGGGGACTTTTCTGTACCAGCCGATATTTGGTATTTCAAAAAATTCGGATTCAAACTTTACTTTTCGCTCTTTTGCAAGTTCTTTTTGATAATTTTCATTAATAACTGGATAGCCGTTTTTAATTATTTCGTATGCCTCAAGTGCAAACACTTCATTTTCTGTTTCATAAATAATTCTGTTGTTATTGTGATTATGTTCGACTATAAAATCAGCGTAATCTTTATCTGTATAAGGTTTTTCTATTTTATAACTCATTTTCACCTCCAATAATATATCCAAAAGCACTCCAGATTATGGGAACAGTAGATTGTGCGGAAAGAGTTGATACTGTATATATAAATTTATCACTGCTTCTGCTTACCATTGTAGCTATTCTTGACCCATTAGGATTACCGTCAGCCGAAGCATTTGCAGCAATCATATTTACTGTAAGTGGCACTGCATCATATTGCTTTATGAATGAAACGGTAACAGGTGAGTTATATCCAGCACTGGCAGTTCCTCCTTGTTCAAGCCAACCATCAGACCAAATTCTATACCAAGAGTTACCATTTCTATATTTTGAAGTTATATATGGGATTGATACATTGGAAAAATCAGTATTTGCTTTTTTTTCTAACTCACTATCCCCTTGATAAGCTAACTCTGTATATGGTTGTTCACCATTACCAATTTTTATTTTCCTTGTATCTGTTTCTAGAGCAAATTCTCCATCTGCTAAGATTGGATTATATGTTGCCCAATTATTACTGGTATCTCTGCGTATTTGTATTCTTGTCATATTATATATCCTTATTCGTTTTGTATAATAGTTCCATCTACAAACTTATTATAATCTATTGTTATAGTAAATGTTTTAACTTCATTAGGTTGTAATACTACTGGTGTATCAAGTACTGTACGGGTTAATAAGAAAACAGTATAATTTTGTCCTGAATATGAATCCCTTGAAAACAATCCAACTTCTGTTATTGTTATTTGTGCAGTAGATGTATTTTGTACAGTTTGTACCCAATTGGCAACTCCATCTGTTATGTTAGTATTATTTCCAGAATAAGTTAATCCAGTAGTTATATAGTTTTCTAATTTATAATCTGTTTTCTGGGGGGGGGTAGTACCTGAACCAAAGGCTATTCCTCTAGAAAATGGGTCATAAAATTCAGCCGTTCCCGTGTCTGAATAGAAGTCGCTAGATACGGAATCAGCAAGCTTACCATCAAAGCTTCGTCTATCTCTTATTGTTCCTACGGTGTCAGTAATCTTCATTATAGGATACATTGTAGCAATAAAATTATTTAGTAACATTTATTCCTCCTATATTTATTCTATTGTTATATTTTCATTTGTACTGTATATATTATTTGTAGGATATACTCCTAAATCTATATTAGATACTTTTAATACTGCTGGTTCATTAGTTTGAGCGTTACCACCATCTATATAAGTTACAGTTCCACCTGCTTTAGTATATAATAATCCAGTAGCAGCATCTATATTAACAGGCTGCGTATCTTCATCTGTTTTAGGATTAGCTCTAATACCACCTAGAGTAGTTGTATTTGCTTGCGGTATTTCAGCTATTCCACCACCAGTAGAATTAATAGTTAAAGAACCATCAGAACCTTTATCAATAGTTACATTATCACCAGCTTTAACGTATTTGTCTATATTAAAACTAGCAACTAATTTACCTTTTTGCCCTGCTTCATAATAAGTAACGCCTTGTGCTCCACTAATCCAATCATTATTAATATCAAATCCATTTTGTACATCTTCACTAGCTTCTTCTTTTACTGCACCAATTCTAAAAGAACCATTAACATCATATGGTTCAACAATTGGTATCCTTACATCATTTAAACTAGCATTAGTTACAATTTTACCATTTTGACGATTAGAATTATATGGTATTGTTAAATTATTATATACGAGTAATCCATTCCGAAAAGTTTTAGAAGCATCTATACTTTGTACTGTATCTCTTGTTACAAAATTAGTAGATTTCTTTTCAAATTCAGTATTGAATAACGCTGGAGTAACTATAGTTGTATTACTTACTGAACTATCTTCTGTAGTTTCAAAGTCTTCTTCAGTTGCTAGTCTAGCTATACCTTCTACTTCTGTAGTAGCATTAGGTAAATTTTGCCAAGAACAATCATCTTGATTTGCGCTATTCTTAGTTAATACTTGTCCAGTAGCTCCTCCTGCTGGTAAGTTAGCTTTTAGATTAGGAGTAGTTATTTGTCCATCTTGTGTAAGAATATTTAATGTATAATTACTATCAGTATTATCCTTAACAGATATTATAGGAGTAAAACCAGCTTCTCCTTTTTCGCCTTGCCTACCTTGTGGACCTTGTTCATTAAGAATTAGTTCATATTCTGGTGTTGTGCATTTGCAGCAATCATTATTGTTTTCGTTATTTAATGCCATATTCTTTACTCCTTATTGATAGCATACTCTATATATTGCATAATTATTTCCATCACCACTTAGATGGGTTAGAGTATCTTTATCGACCATATTAATTACTAAAGCATACTCTCCAGGATTTAGCTTAACACTATCTTCTTGTGTAATCTGTAATTTAAACTTACCATTAGTAGCATCTGTTATTTGTCCTTGTGTTAAATCTTCCACTTCTGTTATATTCTTTTCTATTAGAGCTGGTAAAGTAACATAAGGTGCACGTTTTACTTGAACATTAATAGTAAGTCCTGTCAAATCTACAGGCTCTTTAGTATATGTATTATCTTCTCGATTATATACTTTCTGATTAATAGTAAAACCAAATCCTCTAGGGCATCCTTGGTTTATTTCTAATACTAATCTATCACTATTGCAAACCATATCACTACTCCTATATTCCTATTGATATATAGTAAACTCTATATGCTGCACTTCTACCACCAATAAATCTTATTTTACTTAGAGATACTGGTTGACAACCAATACATATTCTATCCCAATCTCCATTACTCCAAGAGTTGTCAGGAGAACATACGCAACACAGATGAGACGTTTTGTAAGCTACTGGTAAATTTATATCTACCGAATTATTATTTAAATTTACATCAGCATATCCCCACTGTATAGTTACTAAACCATTTAAAGTTATATATCCATTAGCTGATATTTTTCCTGCTACTGTATCATCATTATTTAATACTTGACTTATCTTACCACTTCCATCAGTAGTAAAATATCCTAATTGCCTATAGTATTCAAATCCTGCTGGTAGTTCTGGAGTTGTATTACTTAATGATATAACTAATTCACATTTACCATTATCTTTATCAGCACAAACGTATACATAATATTTAGCATTATTACCTAAATTCTCTTGCGCTTTAGATAGAGAAGTTGCACTTGTAATCATATATACAAATGTACTATCATAACAACTTCCTGCTGTTGCGGATACTGTAGTATCATTAAACTTACTTAGAACAAATCCTTTAATAACTTCTTGTGTATTCTTAACTAAGTTAAGTAATGTTTGTTTATTGATAGCATCAAAGGAATTAGTTGCATCAGCTACTTGAAATCTTTGTTCAAAACTACCATTAAGGTCTGCTTTATTTTGTTCAAGTTGCAATATGTCTGCTGTATTAGTTGCCTGTTCAGTTTCTAGATTATCCATAAACTGTTTAGCACTTGTAAAGTTTTCATTAACTTCATTAGCCTTGGCTTTTGTACCAGCTATAAATGTATTAGGAATTATCCAAACCATATTAATAACCTCTATTTCTTAATAACATTTCTGTTCTACTTCTTTTTCTTAAAGCATTTTCTAAATCATAAGTATTTAATCTAGGAGTATATGGATAGTAGACATCTCTAGTTTTAAATCCAAGTTGTTGTCTAGTTAAATCTCTCAATGTTTTAATAGGAGCTTTATTAGTATTACCTTCTATTAATAATGGTATATTAGTATCAGGTCCTATACTTCCAAATAATGCTCTGTTAGTTGGTTGATAAAAACCTTTACCAGATAATTGACCTATTACTGGTCCTATTGTTTGATTATAGAAAGTTGCTGCTGGTAAGAAGTTTCTTCCAATATATCCAGCCATAGCTCCAAGTACATCAGGTGATGGTTGTTCTAATCTATTACCATTATTATCTAATGTAATAACTTTATTACCTACTGTATAAGTATTAGGACCAACTACAGGATTACCGTATTGGTCTAATCCCTTCATTATATTAAATACTCCAGCTACAGGGTTTAAGTTACCACCTATTAAGTTCATAGCACCAGCTAATCCAGTTCCTTCTCCTTGTCTAACCTCTGGACCTATAATAGATTGTAAAGTTTCAAAAGGAGCTATCAGAGGGTTGTAATCATTAAATACTTTCAATGCAGGTTCTCTCTTAGTATATGTTGGATTAATAACAAGACCACCTCTTATATCATTATCTCTAGGTTGTCCTCCTATTTCTTCATCCATAGCTTCTAATTGATTACCATATCTACTTGGTATTCTAGCAAATGCTTGAACCTTTAATGGATTATCTCTAAGTTGATTTATTAAAACATCTTTAGATGTTGTAACTACTTTATGGAATGGAAATGCTAAAGACATTAACTCATAAGCATTAGGATTAACATAACTATTTCTTCCGATGTAATCTCCAAGAATATTATTTACATTTCCAATTAGTTTTCTTTGTAGTTCTTTATCTGTTAATGCTTTGTCTAATACATCTTCCATAGTAGTATTAGTTTGTTTAGCATATTTCTTAGCTTCGTTAAAATATACAGCAGCTCTATCAATTAATTCTAATGTACTTTCAGATTGGAATAAAGGTCTTACTGCATAATCTTGTGCTGCTTTAATCATTGTACCAGCACCAGCTATTCTTTCACTTGGAGATAAGTTACTATCTGTTAATTCTTGAAATCCTCTCTTTAAGTTTCTTGTTGTATCTTTATATGTATTTATAATATTTGAACTTTCAAATCCAGGATTTAAACCGTGGAATGAAGTAGAGAATTTTAAATAGTCTGGTATATATTTCTCTATATTTCCTAGTTTTAAAGCTGTTAAATAATCAGCTCCACCTATAGCTGCTAATGATAAGTTACCTATTCTGTTACCAGCTACATAAGGTACTTTAGCTAATACAGAACCTTTAAATGCTCCCATAATAGGCTTAGCAGCTTGTATTATTTTACCAGTAGGAGTAGATACATCATATTTAGCTGTAGCATTAGCTAACGCTTTTAAATCATTTTTATTAACAACATATAAATCATTAGCATATTTACTTAGACTAGATTTACTAGCACCTTTAGCAAACTCTTTAGTATATGTTCCTAGCTCTGATTGCTTACCAGTATTGAATAAAGTCTTAACTCCATCTTTGAATTCTGTAGGAGATATGATAACTTCACTCTTAGTTATTTTATTTATTTCATCAGGAGTTATACCACGACCAAACTTACTAGCTAATTCTTCTATATTATTTTGAGCTAACTTAGCTGTTTCTATTTCTTTAAATAATTGTCCATAAGATTTATCTAAGTATGAAGCAACTTTATCAGGAGTAGCATAGCCATAAGTTCTTTGAGTTGATAAACCTTTACCCATATCAGTTAAATCTACTAATGATTGATTATATCCTCCAACTATACCACGTTGAGTAATAGGGAATATTCTACCTTCATCAAATGCTTTGGAACCATCTTCAACTAGTTTAGTTAAATCACTAGCCTTATCAAATCCAATAGCTTTAAGATTATCTACTGTAGGGTTATCTATAGCTTTCTGTACATTTTGTAGATATATTTGTTTATCCCGTTTAGGGTCTAAGTTTTCTAAAACAAATTGTCCTACTGCTACTTTCTTAGCTTCTGTAGGGTCTACTCCTAAGTCTACCATTTCTTTATTTGCTTTCTCCGCAAATGTTTTTAATCTAGAAGTAGCTTCTTTACTTTCAGGAGTTATAGTACCTAGTGTTAAGTTCTTGACTGCTTGATTAACATTTGTATCTAATGCTATATTTTCTAATTCTTTAGATATGTTTATTCTATCTTTAGCTGTTGAAGTAGAAGATAGATTAATTAGATTATTAATTTGCTTTTCTCTTTCAGTAGGAAGTATAACTCTTCTTATATCATTAACAACTGGTATATCTAATTTAGAAGCTATATTAGCTACAGCACCTTTAGGAATTAATGTAGTTATATCTAATACAGCATTGAATGGGTCTGCTGCTGCATTATATGCTATATCTTTTATTCCTTGTCCAGGAGCAGAAGCTAAATCTTTTACATTAGTTCCATAAGGAGATAAAACTAAATTAGCAAAATCTTCATAAGGATTTGTATTACCAGTTACTACATCTTTAAGATAATTACCAGCTTGTTTATTTATATAGTTTCTAAATATAGGATTATCTCTATATTGAAATACAGCACCACCAAGAGAAGATAGACCAGAACCAAAGTCTTTAGCACCAGAAGCAAATCTTTCTAATAAGTTCTGACCATATCTATCTCTATTGATTAGTGTTGTTTCGTATTCAGATAAAGGTTTTTGCCCAGCATTAATTAAACCGTTATTAATTTGTTCTATATTAGCACCCATTTCTAGAGCACCAGATATAGCTTGTTCTCTTTTATTAACCATTTATTAATCCTTACTTAAATACGTTTTGCATATAATTATTAACTGCATCAGATTGTGATACTGGTTGAGCATTAGTACCGTTCATATTATTGAATATATCAAATAACATATTTTGACCTAAAGCTCCAACTTGTCCACCATATAATGCTGCTGCTTGTAGTATTTGACCTTGTGCTCTTAGATAAGCATTAGGGTCTTGTTGTCTTAGTTTTTCTAATTCTAATTGATTATATCCAGCTAACTGCATAGCTTTCATTTTTGTAGAATTATCTAGAGCATTCATTTGAGCTTTAAGGTTAGCATCTAATACAGCTCTTTGGTTTTCATTTAACTGTTTAAGTTGTTCTGTTGTATAACTCATATTAGCTATTTGCATAGCTTTGTTTAAATCAGCTTCTTGTTGTTGGTTATCTCTTACTAAATTGTTAACTCCAGTTAATGCTAATTCTTGTGCTTTGGTAGCTCTGTCTTGTATTGGTTGAATATAGTCTAAATAATCTCCAGCTTCCATACCTTTAACAACTTGGATAGGTAAACCAGTAGCATTACTTACTCTAGCATTTGCTAATAAATCTGCAAACCTATTAGCATTATCAGCTTTATTTTTTCGCATCATTTCATTTAATTCATATTGCTGTCTAATCCTATCACTCATACCAGAAGTTCTAATAGCTCTATCTACAACATCATTATAGTTAGTGGCATCAGGAGCACCTACTCCAACGAACTGACCTTGTTGATTAAATGTATACATATTCTGTTTAGGTTGTAGATTTGATATTACATTTCCAGCACTACCCATCATTCTTATCATACTATTTACTTTTTGGTCACGTAATAATGCTTGCTTATATGCTTCAATATCTTTATTAGCTTGACTAACATTATTTCCATAAACTTCCAATGCTCTTTGATATGCTGTAAGTTCTTCTGGAGATACCCCTAAGTTTGGTAGTTGATTACCTTGTTGCACACCTTTTGTATAAGCTGATATAGCTTGAATATTATTTAATAGATTATTCATACCATTATTAAAATTAATATTATTATTTGTTGCCATATTATTATTTACCATCTTATTATTTGTATTTTGTTTAGCGGCGTTAGGTTGACCGTTAACAGGTGTTAAATTAGTTATAGGATAATTTATATTACCTGATGTATTACCATAACTTAATGACTGTGCTGGTGGTCTTAGATTTGATGTATTATTAATTTCGTTTTGCAGATTTGCATTCATTCTATTATTGTAATTATCATACCAATTAATAGCATCTTGCATCTCATTAGATTGTTGTTGAGCTTGAAGAAGTGTAGTATCTGCATTATTTACAATACGTTTTCTTTCTTCTGGAGTTAATGGTTTAAGACTGTTATTATTTATATCAGGAGTACCTTCTCCGTTGTTATTTCTCATAGCATCAGAAGCCATAGGAAATAAAACAGAACCAACTATAGCAGGAGCTTTATATAATCCAGGAGCAGCACCTATACCAATAGCAGAACCTAATCCTAATAAATCATATGCTTGACTTAATGGAGTAGCATTTTCATCTGTTAATCCTGTTATAGTTGTAGGTAATGCTAATGCTCCAGATATAGCAGGACCAGCTATAGTACCTAATACACCTTTAATACCAGCTTTAGTTCCAGCACTTGCTGCTGCTTTTGCTCCAGTCTGCGTAGATTTCTTTAAACCTTCTCTAGCTAAAGCCTGTTCCATAGATACTGCGTTCTTAGTTAGATTATTAACGGTACCTTTTACTGCTTTAGTATTATTGTTAATTACTTGTTTAGTTTGATTAACTTTGTTTGTTAAAACCTTTTTAGCTTCATTAGCTTTATTATCAATAGCTTTCTTGAATTGTTCTACCTTTTTAGTAGCTTCGTTATAAACTCCACTACCAGGTTTTTTCCCTTCTATTTTTAATTGCTTTCTAAGATATTGATTAGCAAAATCTGGATATTTAGCAAATAATCTATCTTTATCAGCAGCTTTCACATCTGGGTCTAATATGAATTTTAAAAATTGATTATAGTCCATTAATATTAATCCTTATTATTGCCAAGAAAATCTACCACCATTAGGAAGTATATCTTGCAAATCACTTGTACTTAAACCATAGTTACCTATACCACTAGAACCTAAGTAATTATTATTATTCATAAATGAGTTGTAATCTGTACCATTTACGTTTCTAGTATTCCACCAGTTAGATAATTGATTACCTAAAGAACCTATATTAGAGAATAATGAGTTGTTTGAATTTGCTGAACTGTTACCAGTATTTTGATTTGTACCAGAAGCTCCTACGCTACCTGCTATAGCACCTCCTAAGCCAACCCAAGGATTACCAGTTTTCATACCTTCACTAAACCCTTCTAATGCTCCTTTATTTACATTAGCAAACCAGTTCCAACCAGTATTATTATTTTTATCTACATCATTAAGCCATTGTCTATCTTTATTAGTATTTCTAATTTGCCAATTAGCTATATCATTAGCTTGAGTAGTATTACCAGAAGTATTGAACAAACTGTTGTAAAGGTTAGTATTAGATAATCTTCTATTGTATTCATTATTAATTAAGTTTTGATATTGTGATGCTGTTTGACTAGCTAATCTAGCAGCTTGGTCATTGTAATTATTTTGTAAAGTATTTGTATTGTACAAGCTAGATGAAGCTCCAGTAGTCCCTAATCTATTTTGTTCTCTAGCTATATTATTATTTACAGCTTGCTGATAACCTCTATTCAAATCATTCCACATTGATTGTGTATATTGGTCTGCTACAGTTTGATATTGGTTTAAATCTCTATCTGTAAATCTATTTAGATTATTAAGAGCATTCAACATATTATTATAAGAATAATCGTTTAACTCTCTATTTCTAGTTATCCAAGGAGTATCAGCTAACTCCTCATACATTGGTCGTTCTACTGTCTTAGACATATTTATAAATCCTCATTTGTAAAACTGTAAATTAATTCATCATAAAATTTAGGTATATCATTTTTATCTTTAAATAATAGAGCTTGTTTAATTGTACCTTCGTGTTTAAATCCTATATCTTTAAGAAGCTTAATAACTCCATAACCACATTGAGGTACACTTGCTATTAACTTTTTAATCTTATAGTTAGTTAGTAGATATGACTTAAACAAGTTCATTATATCTCTAGATTGTTTACCCCAATATTTCTTTCGTACTGCTGTATGAACATCTGTACGTATTATGATATCTTTAAACATTCTAGGATTTTCTAGGATAAAGAATGCACATATATCATTATCTTTAGATACAACAAATACAGCACTTTTCTTTATCATACCTTCAAGATAATTTAATATATCTCCACCCATATCGTACCAAGATAAATCAAATATCTTTCTCTCTTGGTCTTTTAACATTCTATATATTTCTGTTATTTCTTTATTGTACGCTGGTGTCCATTCAACTTGTAATATATTATATTTCTCTAGTTCCAAGGGACTTCCTCCAATTGTATTCCATCTATTTCAAATCCATAAATACTCATACCTTCATCTACTGCGTTCCCATAGAACTCTATTTGAGTAGATTGAAAATATTGTTTAGGTAATGGAAATCTTTTGACAATATGTGAAGTTGTTACCCAACTATCATTATCCCAAGTAGTATCGGTTAAACTATTTTCCTCATTGTCTACATCCCATACTAAACCTATAAAGCTATCAAGATTATTTGATACAGCTCTTGTATTATAAGTATCTTTACCATCTCTACGATTTCTTATATGAAATCTGTTTGTACTTTCTTCAGCTATATTAATTCTAAATTCTCTAGTAGATAAATGATTACTACCTTCTCCATAAGAGAACCAAGGTGATTTCCAATACCATTCAATAGGTTGTCCATCAAATGTTAGAGATGAAAATTCTTTTAATACTTTACCTTCTTTAGTACCTATATATATTTCATTATTAAACCTAAATGCAACTGTTACATCTTGTGATACAACTCTTAATAACCAAGTCTTACTTTGCATATCAAATATAAAACAATAATTACTTCCTACTCCCATTAGCATTGGTATATAAAACATTATATACTTCTTCTTAGGAGCATATACAGGAAATATATAATCGAACTTAGCTGTGTTTACATATTCAAAACTATCTCTTATCTTAACAGATAAATCATTACCTTGATAGTTTGCATTATATATTGTTCTTTGTAGTAATGGATAAATACCGCCACCAGTTCTAGTATATACTAAGAAAGAGTTATTAGCTACTAACCAAGATTGTTGACTATCACAAGTAAAGTCTGAATAAGGTGATACAGTCCAATTAGTTGTATCTGCATTAGTTCCATCAAGTATGTAAGAACGTTCTCTTTTACAAATGATTAAGTATTTATCCCATATACCAAAAGCTGTAAAGTCAGAGTTATCATCATAGAATGAAGGTATAGCTCCAGCACCATATTTTAAATCCCAACCGTGGATTAAACCAACTTCTGAATAATATAGAATACCATCATTACCACCTACAAATATTCTACCTTGGTAGGATTGTAAAGCTAATCCTCTTACTGGTTTAGATATATTAGGGTCATCTGAATTTTTATATACAGCATTAAGTTCAGATATATCAGATAAATAATAATTACTATCAGTTACTGCTTCTGTTGGTGTAGGCTCTATTCTTAATTCTGTATCACTAGTTATTTCTATAACTTTATATTTAACAGAATTTATTTCTATATAATCTCCTACAGATAATTGAGTTGTAAATTTTGTACTAGTTCCAGTAACACTATTATTTTCTGTAGTAGTAGTTATTGTACCTGACAATAAATTATGTCTACCATATTGATAGAATAATAAATCATCAACTCCATTAGAAACAACAATACCATTATTAAATGTACATATTGAATGTCTTGATGTTGGAGTTTTAAATTTGAATATCTCTTTGAATGTATTTGTTATTTTATCATAAATATATAGAGTACCATCTACTGTAGTAACAACCATATATTTATTATTACCATATACATATTCAAACCCTAAAGATATTTGACTAGGTAATGTATTAGCAAATTGAGTATTACCTTCCATAGACTTTAGTCCACCTAGTTTATAATACTCAACGTTTTTCATATCAGGACTTTCTGTACGTTTATTAGATTGATTGATAGTTCCTATACCTTGTACAGTATTAAGCCCTCCTGTTAGATTATAATATTTAACAGTAGCACCCATTAATATCTCCTAAATTAATTTATTAGTTCTTGGATTGTAGAATGCTCTTAGAATAGCAGAGTTAGCAGAATTAGCAGGAGGCATAATATTAAAACCAGCTCTATTATCTAGAGTTAATCTTTGGTCACATACTAAATTAGTATATGCTTTTCTAAATCTCTTTTCATAGAAAGCTGCTTTAGCATCATTTAATGAACCTCTCCAATCTGCACAAACTTTCCATTTAAGAATATCTCTATGATGTGCTGGAATAATAGGCTCATCGCATTCTAATTCCATTAGAGGTTTATAAACTCCGCAAGCATTCTTAGCAAAATCATTTGTATAGAATTTTACTTTTATTAATCTACCTAATTGACTTTCGTCTGGCATAGGATATAATTTAATTACACCCTCATCCATCCAATAAGAAGTAGGCATACCCTTAGCAGGAGCTAAGTATTTATGGTCCTCTTCATAGTCTAAAACAATAGGTACATCTCGATATTTTAAGTAATCTATAAATCCATTAGGAGCTTCATATTCATAAACATCTGGTACTAGAGATAGAAAGTATTCACATTCTCTAAAAGCCCAAGGACTATTCTCACTATTACATATTAAAGCTAACGCACTATTCAAATCTTGTTTAACTTTTATACCTTCTGTTAATTCAGATAGTTCTTCAAAGGTACTAGCTTTTTCATAAAATAGTTCTGTAAGAACTTCATTACATAAATCAAAATAAGTTTTACCAGCCATTTATAAACTCCAATTTATTACGATAAGAGCTATAGGAGATTTTATTTCCCCTATAGCGAAATCATTAAGCTAAAGTAAAGTAAGTAATTACAGCACATTCTGGGTGAATTACTGCAAAACCATATAACTCTAAACCTCTTACGATATCAGCGAAGCAATCAGGGTCACGAAGTTTTTCTACTTTAGTATATTGGTTAGCATAAGTAACAGCCATCTTAGTAGCTGCAATACCAATTTGTGCATCATCTGCAAGACCAGTAACTTCTTTAGTTGTAATTGTAGTCAATACTGTATCTTGGTCGATTTCAAAACCAGCCATCATAGATTTTTGACCACGTTCGATTACTTGGTCTGCGTTAGCTGTTGGGTGAGTTAATTGAGTTGACTTCAACATCAAACCAAAGATTTTAGGAGTACAAGTATAAACTGGAGCTAAGAACTCCATTTCTTCTTGGTTACCTTTGAATGAATAGAAGCCATTTCCATTTAATGCACCTGCATTTGTTAATGCAACTCTAGCATCTACTAAGTAATCATAAATATCATCTTTAGTTACAGCTTGTGGAGCTGCTGCTGTACCAATCATATTATCTGTGTTAGTTACTTCATTGATTAATGCTACCATAACTTGTTTATCTTTTAAGTCACCAAGTTTTTGCATAGCGATTGCAGAGTAACCATCTAATAGATTGTATTGAGATTGTACTTGGTCTACATCAGAGAACTTCAAAGAGAATGTAGCAATGTTATTAATCTCTAAAGTTTTTTGTGTAGGGTTTACTTTATCAGGAACAGGACATACATCAGTTGTATTTGCTGTAGTAGCTACTGTTACATTTGCTGCGTTAGGTAGAGAAATTCTAACTTTATCGCCAAATGCTTTAATTTCCATTATATTACCGTATAGGCTCTTTATCCTATACATCTAACAGTTTATCATCCTGTTAGTTTAGACTATATCTTGATTGAACAAATTATATATTTCAGCCAATCCCCCGTATTCGTGGAGTAATTATTAACTCATTGAGTTTCAACTCTAGTCGTTAGACCTCTCTATATAGTCGCCTATATAGCTTGGTACGGGATTACCCATTAATTGAGGGGCTTCCCCGTTTAGCGGAGTTTTTAGTCGGAGGGCAAAATTATAGGTTACCTTCCCATTCTCTGTTACAGTTTCTTTCGATAAACTGTGTATATTTTTTAACTTCTCTTGCTAACTTCTTAGCATAAATTTCTGGAATAAATCCTGAATTAGAAAAATCATTTACTGGATTAATTGCTGTCATAATGTTTCACTCCTATCTTATTCGACCCTCTCTTACTGCTTGGTCGATTTCTTTTTCGTACTTCTCAAATTCAGATTGTGACATGTTAGCAATTTCAGCTCTAGTAAATATCTTAGGAGCTTGTCCTGAATAGCTTTGATTAGTTGCCATTACTGTATTGTTTAATACATTATTAGGATTTTGTTGTTGTTTTAAATTTTCCTGTTGGGTAAATATCTTACCATATTCAAATGCTTCACGCTGTATAGCTTGTGCCATATCAACAAACATGTCTATCTGCTGCATTGGATTATCTATATTAGCATTACGCAAATAAGAATTTAGTTGCTGTTGTAACATTGGACTAGCATTTAATATCTGTTGATGTTTAGCTAATGCCAAGTTTAACTCTCTCTGTCTAATAAATTGATTTGCTTCATTACGTTTTTGAGTTACTAGGTTATCAAGCTTTTCAATTCTATTTTGTAACTCATAGAATTTCTGTGGGTCTTTAGCCTTTAGTTCATTAGCAGATGTTTCAATCTTATCAGGTCTATAATCTACTCCGAACTGATTACATAAAGTAATGTAGGCTTGTTGAGCTTGATTGTCTAGAATATCTAAATTCCTTTGAGCTTCGAAGATTTGAACATCAGGTACTTTGTTAGTTCCTAATCTTTCACTAAGTTGTCTTACTTCTTCATCTCGCAATCTGTATTCTTCCAATTGCTTTTTAAGAGCATTAACATCTTCTTCTGCGTTTGGAAGATTAGTAGCATCCGTAGGTTCTTGTTCAACCGTAGGATTATCTACTGGGTTATCTACCATCCCATTCTCGGTAGTATTTTGAGTAGCACTTACAGGGTTAGTATTTTCTTCAACTGGCATTGCTGCTGGTTGAGGGTCTACATTAACATTGTTGTCTACAGGATTTGTATTAACTTGTTGTGTGTTTGTAATTTCTTCTGACATTATTTAAGTTCTCCTTTAAGTTCTGTAATTCTTTTCATACGATTATCATAAGCATTAGCTACTGCTAAAAACATTTCCATACCATCTCTCATACCAGAAATGTAATCTGCATTACACATAGCGTTTCTGTTGATTGCTGGTACTAATTGTGTTAGAAAGTAGTAGTCAATACACTTCCTAAACTTTTCCTCATTACCACTTACTAAGTCCTTAAATATCTGTCTGGTCTTAATAAATTCTTTGCATTCGTTTAATTCTTTTTCGACTGCTTCTCGCTTCAAACTTTCTTGTTGCTTTTTAGATGTACGTTTCTTTTCTGCAACTCTTTGAGCTTCTTCAAAATTCATTAAATAAATCCTCCTTCTATTGTTGTTCTAAATTAGGTCTAGCCTCATTGTACATTTCCATTGCCATTGATGGAGATTGTTGTACAAATCTTTGCATCATATCCTGTCTAAAGCCTTCAAAGTTTTGGTCTTGAATACCAAGCTGTTGGGCTAATCTTCTTAGCTGACCGTTCATATCTAGCATTTCCATTATCTGATTAGTATCTTGGAAATTCATTCTATTTAATATCCATTTAAAGAATGTAGCAGATGTTACTGGGTCAAGTACAGATGCCAAAGATTGGAATACTGGCTGTCCTAATACTGTAAATATCTTTTGAGTTTCTGCTTCTCTTTCTACTGCTGATTGACTTCCTCCTATTATGAAATAATAATTACCATTTCTAACCTCTTCGGTTACTTCTGCATATTGGTTAGGTCCTGTTGGTACTTCAATTGTTTGAGTATCAAATACCTTTTTGAATACTGCATAGGTTTTAACTAGAGGTTCTATAAAGTTATGACTAAACAAATGAGCTTCTCTAGACATTCTCATTGTAGCTCCAGAGTGGATATAAGATGCTTCACTTGCCGTTCTAACAGAACCATCCATAGCACCTTGCATATATTGGTTAATACCAGTTGCATTCTCCATTCTACGTTGGAAGAAATCAGAGAAATCAAATCCTCTTAATCCACTAGAGAAGTCCATCTTTTGAGGTACTGCTTGTGTTGATAAATCACTTGCATCGTATTCAACTACTTGACCTGGTTGTAAATCAATATAGCTTGGTAACATACCTTTAGGAGCCATATATGTTGGATATGTATTCAACTTCCAAGATGCCATTGTTAAATCAGCACACATATTCTGTACTGTATTTAATATCTCTGGTATTCTTAATGGAGATTGACCACGACCAGTATCTGGTCTTTTCATATATGCTGCCCATACTATAGAGCTTAAAGGTTTCTTAGATTTTTCAAACTTAGCTAGATATTTACCAGCTACTACAGTTGCTTCAACGTTTGGAATTATCTCATAGGTAACTGGGTCTATAAAGTCACCTTCAAACTCCAATACTTCAACTGTGCTACCGTATACTTTAGTATCTTCGCTTATCTTACTTTCATATCCATTGTTTAATGTTCTATTATTTCTTGGATTATAAACTAATTCTTTTAGTTCATTCTTTTCAGAAGCTGTAAGATTATAAGATGTATTAGCAAATATATTTTCTACAGAAATAAAATCTCTATATATCTTTCTACAGTGTTGCCAATTATCTACTTGTGATTTATCAAAGTATAAGTTATGTGGGTCTATTCTTTTAGCATCTACTGCTCTGAAAGTTAAGATATCTCTTTTTTGTTTTACTATATCTAACTTAGGTAATCCAGTTTCTAAGTCTACTGTTGGTACTGGTATTTCATCTTCTACCTGTACTATATCTTCTTTCCAGCAGATATAAGCAGCAGCCTCACCTTTAATAACCCAATCATCTTGACATTTATCAAGAGTTGTTAACATATTAATATTATACCAATCATATATCAGACTAGCTTTATAAGTAGCTGCTAAGTTATTACTCTTTAAATCTAATCCTTTGATATCTAGTATAGCTTCTAAGCTAGGATAACAAGCTCTCTGTATAGCAGATGTATATGTTTTATATTGTTCATATAAGCTAGGTATCTTATTTATTTTATCTTGGTCATTACTATAACCAGGGAATAATTCAGATAATATAGAAGTAGCTTCTTCTTTAGGTTCTGATAAATCTCTATAGAATTGCTTAAACTCATTATTTATCTCTGAACATATTCTTTGTCTTTTCTCTGGATTAAGTGATACTTTCTTATCATTTTTATAGTAAAATGTCGTCAAGGTATTCTCCTTACGTTAATCGTTTATCATATTTACCACCAAAGATATCAGTCTTTTGATTTGCAACTCGGTTATTGAAATCGCTAAGATGAATTGCTTTAACTGGAAAATATAAACAAACTAAATAACTTACTGCATCTATTGGGTGACCTAAGTATTTAGCTTTAGGGTCTGATTTAATTTTACTTGCTGTTATCTTTTTAGGTTTACTTGTACCAGGTTCAACCTCTAAGTTCTCTATATTATAAATTAGATATTGACATTGAGGATGAATAAACACGTGGTGTTCATTGTCTGGTCCTTTAATAAGATTATTCCAGCAAGATATTCTATATTCAATACCAGGGTTTTTAGCCATTACTTTTAACTTAACGTTTTCAAATTTATTTCTTGTTAAGTTATTTCGTAGATAAACATAATCTACTCCTTTAGTAGTTTTATAATCTCCAGAAGCATCTCCGTTAATTATAATCTCTCTACCTTTTTCACCAGCTAATAAATCTGATACTGATTGTGCTGCATTCTCTGTTGTTGTATTCTCTTTAATAAGTTCGTGAAGGATATATACATTACCATCATATACTTGACATATATACCAACACATAGGGTCTACGTTAAAGTCACAAGTTAAATGGATTGGATAGTTTGGATTTAAAGTTATTGTATCTGTTACTTGTACAGATTTATCAAATCCTTTTGTGACTAATCCAGTTGTATCATCACAATCTAATCCTTCTACGTTTATTTTAAAGTAATCTTCGTTATATGAGTTCTTTAATAGTTCTATATAACCTTCTGGTAAATATTTGTTTTGAGTAGTAGGAGCTAATATACGTCTATATCCAGGTTGAGGATTTACTTTAAACTTCTCATATATCCATCCTCTTGATTGTTGAGGGTTTGTATGACCAAATAGTCTATGACGAAAATTCTTCCATCCTGGTTTAGCTTTTTGTCTTAACCTTGACAATAGCATCTCAAATGTACTTAGTGGTACATCAGACATTTCTTCTATCTCTACAAAACCTAGGTTTAATGATTTAAGTTTGTTTGGTTCTTGAAGATGGCGAAAAAGAATTTCACTTTTGTTTTGGAATACTATCTTATCTTCATTCTTTAAGTATTTGTATTTAACTCCTAGATTATCTAAATGTTCTAAGTATGTTGCTAATGTTGTATCTCGTAAGACTGTATATGTAATTGCTCCAACTAATCCAGTTATACCAGGATATCTTAAACAAAGTAGAACCCCTAATAAACTACCAGAGAATGTTTTACCCGCCCCGTATCCTCCAAGTCATTGATAGACGGCTATGTCCACAGGGTAACTATGGTTAATCTCAAAGTATTCTCTTTGAGCAGGTAATAAACTAACTTCATAACTCATCTATCAAATCTCACCACCTTTAAGGCTTCGTATTGAGCTTTTACCAACTATATCCTCCTTTACCTAGATAAACTAGGGCTAGACCTAACTTTAACTTTCGCAAGCGTTAGGGACTTGTACATAGACGACCTATCTAGCTTTCAGTGGTAGGTCTTTGTCGACTAAGCCTACTAGGGTGTTTGAATTACCAGGTACACTTCCTATCTACTATTATTCAAAACTACCTACTTGATTAAATTATCTTTCGGTAGTATAGCGGCAAAGCCGCCCAAATCGTTAGAAACGATTTTATATCTTTGTTTCATCTAGATTATTGATTATTAATTGTACTGGGTCAAGTTGTACTTCATCAGGATTAACACCTGACCAAGTAGCTATCTTTTCCAGTATATTAACTGCTTGAGTTATTTGTCTATCCTTAACGCTTTGAGAATATAGAAAGTACATTGTCCTTAGTAGCTTTTCTTTATTCATCTTTAAGCATTGAGCGTTCTGGTTTAAATTCTTTTCTCTTTCTTCTATAGCTTCTTTGATTGTTGAGTTAGATAATAAATCTAATCCAATCTTTAAAGCATCATCTTTAGGATAACCAGCTTTGATAGCACTCATCTCTACAGCATAGCTTTGTATATAATTGTCTATAAATTTTATTTGTTTATCATCTAACATATTGTATTCCAAAAAGAAAAAAGTCTAAGGATTACCTACAACCTTAGTTAGCTTAGAAGGATATATGAAAAGTTTGTTAGGTTTTTCTAATTAATTCTATATTCTCTCTCTTTAAATTTGTTATATCACCATCTTTATATCTACAAGTTAAATCTTTGTTAAAGCATTTTCTAACTATTCTCCATACTGGTATTTTTTTACCCTTTTTATTTTTGATAGCTATATGATTATAAAACAATCTATATGGGTAGAACTTAGAACTTAACATCATATACATATCACTATCTAAATCTATTGTTAAATATTTATTTCCTTGATGAATACTTGTACTTAATTTCATATATCCTCCTATTATTATTTTAAACTATTTTGTTTATTTTATTATGTTATTGGCTACTTAATCTATTTCAAATTCAATAGAGATAATAGCTTTGAGTATATCTTACATATTTGGTTATAGATATGTTTTAGGTTACCACCTCTTATACTTCCTTCATAACCACTACGACTATATATATCCATCTGTAACCATCTATCTTCTTTGTATAGATAGAAATTTAAACTCTCATCTATTTCTTCTTGTAGTTTAGAGCAAGTATTCTTTATCTTCTCTATATCATCCCTATTCTTTCCTGTACGTTTAAGTTGGTTATAAAAATCACGTTCTGTAAATTTATTTATTCTCTTTATTAGCTGACAATATCCACGAGTTATTTTATCCATAAGCTAACGCTCCAATAATAAATTATCTATCCTTATATTTATATTGTAACATATCTTGACATTAATTACATCATATAATAGTATTATATTTTAAATAAAATATTCAAAATATCCATATTGTTCAATAATATCTTACGATATCTAATAATACTTTCTTTATTAAACCATTAAGAAGTTTTTTCTTTATATAAGAAAGACCTTGTATATACTTTAGTATATATTAGTATAATATAATTTCTTTAACAAGTTAAAGGATTAATTTCTTTTTTTATTTTGGAACTCATATATTGGTAGCTTAATTAGCCATACTTCAATAGGGGGTGCTAAGCGTTGTGCAGTAGAGTTCCATTCTTATTCAAAAACGG